TCAAAGCATTGATTGTGAGTTCTGCCGTCGTTGGCGCTGCTGCGCTGGCATCTCCTGCCCAAGTCAATGCAGAAGGTTTTTACCTGAACCCTGAGTACAACGCTGGCTGGGTTGGCTCTGACTTTACCGCTGGAGTGCTCGACGCTCACGTTGGCTATGAGTCTGGTGCGTTCTACTTGCAAGGGGGTCCATCAGTACTAATGGGAGATGGAGTTGATGCTGAGACTGGATTCTCCGGCAAAACCGGCTTGTCCGCTGCTGTTTCAGACAACGTTGACATGTACGGCGAAGTTTCGTTTGCAAAATACGAAGATACCGATGCAGGCTATGGCCTGAAGGTGGGAGCCAAGTACAGCTTCTGAGCTAGTCTCCAATAGGGAGACGCCTTACCCCTTTCCTGTCCTCACACCAGGGAAGGGGTTTTCTTTGCACATCTAATCATGCAAAAAGTTTTTAACTTGGCCGGAACCCTTGGGTTCTTGATGTCAGCAGGAATGCTTGTTGGAACGGCGGTGGTTTACAGCCGCATTCCATCAATTACCAAGCACTACATGGGTGAGCTTCAGACTGAACTGACCAAGGTTGTAGCTGACATGGTGCCGGGCAAGATCGATGACGTGATGCCTGAACTACCGACAAGCACTGGTCCAGCCATTCCAGGCGGTATCAAATCGCCATTCTGATTGAGTGGCTGAAATAAACGACATTGGAATCAATGACGTAAGCGTTCCAGAAGTTCGCGCTTGGCTAAACGCTCCACCATCAGTTCCTGATGTCCCACCGGTAACACTTGAGATTGGTGTGCCGGTGATTGACTTGCCTGCTTTTAGTCCCTTAGATTTTGATCCAGAAGTCCAGCCGCCAAAAGTCACACCGCCAAAGCCCCAGCCACCAAAGCCACCATCAACGCCAGAGGTAAAGCTTCCAAGAACGCAACCTGAAAAACCTAAACCGGTTGAAGTAGAAGAAGTAAAGCCTTTGATTCAGCAGGTCGTAGAAGCTATTCCGACAATCCCGCAAGCGACAACAGTTGCGGCGTCATCTGTGATTGGTGTCTCAGCTGCTTTAGCAACACCATTCCTGCTGAAGCTGATCAAGCCAGTCGTCAAAAAGATAATGGTCAAGATCCAAAAAGCCCTGGGGCGTAAGGTCAAGGTTGAGTCTTCTTGGCAGCGGAGGAAGCTGCAGCGGGCACGACGGAAATAGGATGTGTGTGGGGCGTTGGATAGTTGATTCTTACGTCAGCACAGACTTTTGCATAAGGTGATCTAGGTGCAAAGCGGATTCCTTTGAGCATCAGCTCGCCGCAATGCTTGAGCCGCGAAACCTCAAAATCTAATCTGCGATTGGCTAGGGCTTGCTGTTGTAATTGAAGCTGGGTGTCTACTGCGGCTTTACAGCGTTCTTGCAATCCACCATCAAGCGGGATTGTGGCTTGCACTGACAGGCCAACGTTCCAGTTGTGGTTATCTTTTTGCCCTGTTCTTGTGTCCTTGAAGAACAGAACATCCCCTGGGTTGTCTAATCTGCCGTCTTCATCTAAATCACTAAGATCGTATACAGGATCTTGATACGAATACTCGTAGGGCAGAGCCCATGATTTGGTGCGATTCAAGTAAGGCGTGACAGTCAGAGTTGGACCTTGGCATTGAATGTTACCGCCATAGGTATTAGTTATTGCTGTCCCTTGCATTATTTGCACGGCCTGGTTGCTTACTGATCCAGACGATGTGGCAGTTGGGGATGCGGTTGCAGATATGCCGCCAATATCGTTTGCGTTAACAGGAGCGCAAAGGATTATTCCGAGAATGTAGAGACTGTATCCGTAATGCTTGTGATTTCTGTTAGGCGTTGCACGGTTGTCCGATTGCTTAATCCTGGCCCAAAAAGAGTCTGAGTAAACTGAAACGGCTCTCCTTGATTGACGATTGACCAGTTTGGTCCTTGTCCTAAAGAAGTCCATCCGTTAATCGTGGTGTTAGCAATAGGGTTGATCGGGCCATCAGGTTGGATGTTGTTGCCGGTAGTCGAATATTCGTAGCCGGTAGAAAAGTCCTCGCTGACGATTGTTTCAGTGACCTTACTTGTGGTTTCTGTGTGCGAAGTCATGGTGCCCTGTTTGAAGTTTGGCACCACAGGATATGCGTGTGCTGCTGGAGCGCAAAGTATCAACAGCAAGAACCAACGCATCAGTGTGAAGTAATGCTGAGAATCACTTGGCCCGTTGCACTTGTACCAGCACCACCAGCGTCAATTGTCATAACTCCACCGCCTGTAATCGTTCCGTCTAAGTTACCGGCTACACCACCCGCTTGAGTCAATGTGCTTCCAAGAGACGGCAAAGCAGGTACAACGCCTGCTGTCACTGTGGTGGCTGCTTGGGTGGCATCTCCTTCTGTATATGCTTCTGAATAATTAAAGCTAGCCCCATCATTAGTAAGGCTGTAAGCGGCAGGAGTGTAACCAACAGCGGAACCGGGAGTGAGGGTGCCGAGACCACCAACAGTGTCCAAAGTGATGCCAGAACCAGAAACGCTATAGCTGGACCCAAGTCGGGTCGCCTGGGATGCTGCTCCATCAACAGATAACTGAATTGATGATTGATGCTTGACGGTAATATCAGCCAAAGCAGGACTTACCGCAAAAAACGTTAGGCAGGATACAAAGAGAAAACGCCTCATTTTGGCTTAGACGTAGTGGTTTCTGGCTTAATTGTAGGGTCTTCTTTTTTCTTGCCATTGGCGCGTTTGATGTTGACCCCTACGGAACTCAACGTCCCAGTCAACAAACTTGCTGGGAAAGTCGGGTCCATGGCCTTGACGTGACCCAAGTAATTAAGGGTCAGCATTGCAATTGACCACGTAAGGACAGCAAGTTTTACAAAATCCGCCAACGGCGTTGATTCCGGTTCTTGCCCCTGTTCTTGCTTAGCCTGTTCTTCTGCCATGATTAGTGCAACGCTATTGGTCGAATGGTGGTGGAAATCTGGGCTGCTGTTGCTGGGGCGTCAATAGGCGTAGCGGCTTCTGGCATCAAAGGAGCCAGCCGCGAAAGCCAGCATGGGAGGGATTCTCTGGTGCGTTTGACCTCAGCTGTCGATAATTTAGCGTCACGGATGGATGTGCTCCACGCTGATCTGAGGGTCAGGGACCAGGAGTTATTCTCTCGAATCTCAGATCTAGAGCAAAATGTTGCACGACTGGAAGGACACGCCAACAGGAATTAGACTTTTTGCACACACAGTGATCTCATGGTTTTACTACTAAAGCCAATTCTGTTCGGATTCATCAAATCAAAGGCCGTAAAACAGCTGCTGCTTGACTGCTTGGTCAAAATTAGCGAGCAGACTGACAACGAGCTAGACGATGTGGCCTGTACTTATCTCAAGAACCTGCTATTCCCGACCGAAAGAGTAGAGAAGTAGTTTTATGCCATCCGTATTAGCTGTCGTCATTAGCGTTTTGATCATCGTGTTTGGCAGCGGCGCAATGTTCATGATTGGTTTTGCTGCTAGGCACTCACCATGTTCTACGGCATTATCCAAGTAGTTTTGCTGTCGAGCGTTGTGTCTTTGAGTTTGCTGCCTTTCTTCAAGTGGTTCCGGGAAACACCGCACCAGATGGCAGCGATAAAGCAGTTAGAGGACTCGATTAACGATCCAGCATTGCTTGATGAAGAAGCGGAGTGGTTTCAGACCTGGAAGACCACTGGCATCCATCAAGAGATTTATGGCGTTCCGTATTACAACCAGCTAGAAAGCCTGTCGGGTTATGGCTACCGGGAATGTTTTGACGCAGCGGCTGCGATGGTTTCTGCGTTTTATCGAGCGGTAGAAAAACAAGGCGGACTGGACGAATATCGACAAGTGCGTCGAAAGTCTGGTGACACAACTGAAGTCCACGCTCAGGTTTCTGCGTTGAGGAATCTTCGCCTAGATGCTGAGTTTCGCAGAGACGTAAGAGTGGAGGATATTGAGATCGAGATCGACGCTGGCAGACCGATCTTGGTTGGCTGGCTTCATCAGGGTGATCTAACCAAAGGCAAACCAGCGGTTTGTGACAGTAACGGGTGTGGTCATTGGAGCGTAATCGTGGGGTACAACAAGGACGAATTTATTGCAATGGATCCAATGGGCAAGCCAGACATGGAACGTGGTGGACATGACACCAGTAAATCTGGCGAGTTAATCAGGATGTCGCGCCCTGCCTTCTATCAACGTTGGTCTATAGAAGGAGAAGCAAGCGGCTGGGCCATATTTGTTGATCGATGAACTGGTCTTATATCAGCGGTTTTTTTTACACCGTGGTCGTCTCATGTATGCACCCGTTGAACTGGGAAGCTTGTTTACCAGTGCAGGACTGGTTATTCCCCGCTATAGGTAATTACATACGGTTGGAGGAACCTTATGCTTCCGAAAAACGAGCCCTTGAACAGTTTCGATTGGATGGTGGCCAAGCCGACTTTGGAAGAAGAACTAACCCTTGAGCGATCGATTAGATCTATAGAAGACTGCGACAACGTTGATGTGTTGTCACAGCTTTGCGTAGCGATGGCCCGTCAGCAATGGCACCAAGGAAAACTTCTTAAGCAGGCCGTTGGTCACATTGCCTTGTTGGACGCTGTGCTCTCTGGCGGAGAGCAGAAACCCTAAGAGCTTTTTCTAACACCGTGAGCTTTGGGCTCGATTCGTGCAGCGTGTCCAATGCTCGCTTTCTTGCTTTCTGTATGTTTTCGTCTGGCCTAGTGGTCCAATTCGGATTTGCAGCCATGGCTTAATTATTCAGATTTGGTCTCATCGCAGTTATAGAGACGTGTCAAATAGTTGTAAAGCCATTCCGCCTGCCATTGTTGAGAGTGGAAACGGACTATGCCAGCCGCTTCAATACGCCAAATAAGCTCCCCGTTTTTTTCGACCTGCTCAATGGTTGGCTTCATCTCAAAAGAATAGGCACGGTGGTTAGCCGTGCCCATTGAATCAATCAGAAATCAATCGTGCCTGTGCTTGTTGACGCAGGCTTTTGATCGGAGATTGCCATCAGCAAGAAGTCGTTACCGGCCTTGCTAACGCGAGGGCGAAGGTTGGCGCGAAGTTTTACGCACTCTTCCCCTTTTTGGTTTTCGGTGCGTTCTGCAGTCTTGGCCCATTCAACTAACTTGCGAAGTTCAGCCACAGGCACTTCAGATGAAGCCCAATAAGCACCAGCAGTTTTTTTGTCTTGGTTGCAGTTGAACCAAAGTGTGAATGCGTCGGGAGCGAAATCAGCCATCAGGATTAATGCCTTTGAAAAATTGGGAAAGAATGGTTTTGACCGCGGCGTTGCGGACACCGCCGTGATTTTGATCAGCGTAGTGCTGAACATTTTTGGCTAGATCAGTGTCCAGCCGGACTTGAAAATGCAGATGACGGCGATCGTCATCACGCTTGGCTTGTGCTGTCTTTTCATCGTCAGACATAGTTTTTCAGATTGGCGTTCATCCATTCTTGGTGACGTTTGGCCGTCAAGGCTGGGGCAACCTTGTCGTTAGGCCCGAGATGATGGTCCCGTCGAAAGTCCGAACAAAATCGAGCAAGGTTGTCAGGAGTCAGCTCTTTGATAAGACCAAGACATTGATCGCGATCTTCTTTTGATAGCGGTTGATCTTTGTCGGCAATGCCTTCAATCTTTGCTGCAGGCTTAGCCGCTGCTTTTGCTGGTTTGGCCTCTGCGGAATCGGCAAAGTCACCGTCAACATCCATGTCGGCTGTAAGACCAAGCAAGGCCAGTAAGGCATATCTTTTGAGATAAGTGCAAGATCCACCAAAGTCATGCAGAGGGTTGCGGCCTTTGCCGACAACCATTGGCAAGCGGCTAACAAGCTCAGCGCCGCTGACGTGCAAGAGCTTTGTGACAAGGATTGGATCAATGCCTTCGCTGGGTTCAAACAACTGTGTAATCACAAGGCTGTTTTTGATTAGATGCGGAGTCACAGTTGAAAGCACAGTTTCAAGATCAGCAAAGTTTCCGTATTGGGCTTTTGCTGTTTTGTTGATTGCCGGGACAGTCTTGTGAAAGTTAACTAACGCTTCAACTAATGGCTGCAATGGTAATGATGGCGGAGGGCTTTTCGTTTCTGGTTGCATAACGTTTTTGAGCATTAAGAGCAATCACCGCCGCATCATCTTCGAAGCAAACACCCGTGCAACTGTCTAAGATTGCGCGGCTTAATTTGTCAACGTCTCCGATGCGTGCGGTGCAATGAGAAGGGGCTTTTGGCTTGAGTTCTCCGTTAGTGCGGAAGTGGCCTTTTGGTCTGGCAAA